GATTACTTTCTTTCAAGAAAGTAATAAAAAAAAATAGAGGAGAAAAAACATGGACTTGAAAAATTTTTTAAAACAGAATGCAATACAAAACGAAAATGTGAAATACGTGGCCTCAGAAAGATTTTTGGATGATAAGAAAAAACCGATTGAGTGGGAAATAAAAGCTATAACCTCAAAGGAAGATGAAGAATTAAGACGCACAGCAACACGCAAAAATCCAATCCCTGGCAAGCGCAATCAATTTACACAGGAAATCGATACCAATAAATACATTGGACTTTTGGGTGCTGCATGTACAGTTGTACCAAATTTAAATGATGCTGCATTACAGGATTCTTATGGCACAATGTCCGCAGATGAACTTTTAAAGGCAATGCTTTTGCCTGGTGAATATGCAGATTACTTAGCTAAAATTCAGGAAATCTGTGGCTTTGATAAATCCAATCAAGACTTGGTTGATGAAGCAAAAAACTAATAAATTGGGGTGATGTAGACAGCAATTATGCGTATTACTGCCTGCATAAATTTAAAATATTGCCCTCAAAATTTGTTGAATTAGATAGATACGAAAAAGCTTTTATTATTGCGTGTATTGATATAAAAATTGAAAATGAAAAAAAAGAAGCACAAAAGCTTAAAAAGAAAAACCGGCGGAGGTGAAAAAAAATGGCCGATATTCAAACCAGTATCAAAATAACTGACAAAGCCAGTCCGGTTATTAGCAAGATGAATAAAGTCTTGGATACCGCCGTTGATAACTGCAACAAATTAAACGCTGCAAGTAACAATATGATGGACACGAGCGCTATAAAAAACGCCAATAATGCACTCACTAAAATCACAAAAAACTATGATAACATAGAAAAAAATATAAAAGAAGCTAATATGCAGCAACAAAAATTTTCTGACTCAATTCAGGCGTCTTCAAATTTAGCCTCTAGCCTTTCAACAAAAATCAAAGGTTTTGTTGCAGCATTTGCAGGTATTGCTGCTGTTAAAAAAAGTATAGATTTTATAAAAAATAGCATAAAGGCGGCGCAGATTCAGGCTAATGCAGAATTGCAACTGCAAGTGGTTTTAAAAAATATGGGAGCTGCCGAAGGTGCATTCGATGAAATCAAAAACAAGGCCTCTCAAATTCAAAAGCGTGGTATTTTTGGCGATAAAGCTATGCTTGCCGGTGCCGCTGAATTTGCCACTTACATGAGCGATAAAGATGCCATACAGGTTATGATGGATACGCTGTCAGATTATGCAATTGGTATGTCAAATGGCAATGAAGTTGATGCACACGGCATGGTGGATTATGCAACAAATCTTGGTAAAATTATGACCGGTTCATATGATGCAATGAGTAAAAAAGGATTTAAATTTACCGAGGCGCAAAAAGCCGTTATTTCCGGCACGGCAACCCAATCACAATACATTGAAGTTTTGGGCAAGGATTACGAAAATATGAGCCAAGACATGCAAAAGGCTATTGCAATTAATAAAGTTATTGAAGAATCATGGGCAAATTTATACGGCGTCATGAGTAATACGCCGCGCGGTCAGATTACGCAATTAAAAAATGCATGGGGAGACATGATGGAAACTGTCGGTCAAGAGCTTTCACCCAGCATAACCGATTTCTTCAAGACACTAAAAGATAATTTGCCGCAAATCCAAACAATTGTTATGGGTATTACAGGCGCATTCAAAGTTATTATTGACGTTTTGAATGACATAATGAACGTTGCCGGTAAAGTTGTTAAATATCTACAAGACCATTGGGATGAGATAGGTTTAGCCTTTACGGTTGCCGCAGCAAGTCTTGCAGTTTTTGCATTAGGTTTAAACAGTGTATGGCTCATAGTTATCGCTGCCATTGCTGCATTTAATGGTTTAGTTAAAGTTATTCAAAAAATGACCGGTAAAAGCGTAAGTGGTTTAGGCATTATTTGCGCTGCTATTGCTATGTTTGGAGCGGTTATTTGGGATACAATTGCTTATGTATGGAATTTTATTGCCATTTTTGTTGAATGGCTTGTAAATGCTTTCAAACACCCAATCAGGTCGATAATGATTCTTTTGGCAAATTTACTGGCATATATATACGATGTTTGTGCAGATATTACATCTGGTTTTGACGACACTGCAACTAATATTGCCAACGCAATGATTGATGCTATCAATTTTATCATTAGGGCATGGAATAAAGCAGTTGGTATTTTTGGCTTCAACGACCTTAAAGGTACAGAATTTAATCATATTGAATCTGTTACTACTAGTTTAAGAAATCTTGCACAAGAAAATAGAAATCTTGCAGAAAAATATAAAACTGATGATTATATAAATATTCCTCGAATGACCATTATTGGTCTTGATGACGCATACAACGCCGGTTACAATTGGGGTGCAAATTTAGGCAAAAAATTCAGTGATATTACAACAGATTTTGGCGGTAAATTAGGCACAGAATTTGATAACATTGAAGATAACACGGCTGACACCGCTGCAAATACTGGGGCTTTGAATGATACACTATCTGCAACCGATGAGGATTTACAATACCTGCGTGACTTAGCTGAGCGTGACACAATCAACAAATTTACTACCGCGCAAATCAAAGTCGATATGACAAATAATAATTCGATTGCGTCGAATATGGACATTGATGGAGTTGTAAACGTCTTAACGCAAAAGCTCAATGAGCAACTCGCAACGCAAGTCGAGGGGGTTTATGCCTAATGTATTCATTTTATCTGGATGGTGTTTTATTGCCTATTACACCTGAAAAATTGCAGGTCAGTATTAAAAACAAAAACAGCACAATTGAGCTCATTAACACCTGTGAAGTTAATATTTTAAAACTGCCGGGGCTTTCAGAAATAAGTTTTGAGTTTGTCGTGCCTGTAGCTACTTCATATCCATTTGCACGAGAAGCTCAATCACCAGAATATTATTTACCATTGCTTGAAAATCTCAAAACAAATCTAAAACCATTTCAATTTTCTGTCATACGCCAAGTTTTAAGCGGTAAACAACAATTTTCAACCAACATGAGTGTAACTCTCGAAAGCTACGAAATTTTAGAGGATGCTTCAAACGGTCTTGATATTACTTTCAAAATTGAACTGAAGCAATACAAAGAATACGCAACTCAAAACATTGAGATTAAGCAAAATTCTGATGACAATACAACTGCCACAAAAAAAACTGCTAGAAATTCAGACAAAGAAATACCCAAAACTTACACAGTTCAAAAAGGTGATACCTTATGGAATATTGCCAAAAAATATCTTGGTGATGGTGCCAAATATAAAGAATTAGCAACTTTAAACAACATCACTAACCCAAATTTTCTGACTGTTGGGCAGGTTTTAAAATTATTTTGATTGGGTATACCTGACTTTGTGCTAATCTTTGTTTTATAATGTAATTGGCAACAATAAAAAGGAAAATTCAACGTGAACACCAAAAACCTGCAGCGGGAACTGCAAGTTTTTTAATGGGTTTATTGTCAAGCCACTTGCATGCATAGTGTGATATTATGTCAGCTGCGACAGACAGCATAAAATTGTTTAAATTTTGACATACTTGACTTTGTGCTAATCTATATTTTATAATGTGATTAGCAACAAAACGATACTGTGCAAAGTCAACACCTCCAATCGTTGTCCGACTAGGCTGGTGACAACTAAAATATTTTAACACAAAAGGGTTATAAACCAAGAAAAAAGGCGGTGTTGAACATAAAAAATGAAACTGAAATTTATATTTATAACAACGTCAACAACAAAATTTACGTGCCAATAGTCAAAGATAAAATTACATGGTCAACTGAAAGGAAAGGGATAGCCGGCAAATTAACATTCACGGTCGTAAAGGATAGTATCATTGATTTCAATGAAGGTAGCAAAGTAATTTTTAGATACAATAACCAAAATGTTTTTTGCGGCTATGTATTTTCAAAATCTCGTGACAAAGAGCAACATATTTCAGTTGTGGCATATGACCAGCTGAGATATTTAAAAAATAAACATACTTACGTCTATGAAAATAAGACGGCTGACGAAATCGTTCGCATGATTGCGAGCGATTTTTTATTGCAAGTCGGAGAGTTTGAAAGTACAAATTACAAAATTGCAAGCAAGATTGAAGACAATTCCACACTTTTTGATATAATCCAAAACGCGCTCAACGACACGCTCTTAAACCGCAATCAAATATTTGTACTCTATGACAATTTTGGTTCATTGACACTCAAAAATGCCGCCAATATGCTCATTCCAACTGATTTTATTATTGATTCAAACAGCGCACAAAATTTTGATTACAAAACTGACATTGACAATCAAACTTACAACCGTATCCAACTTTACGCAGATGATACAGAAACAAACAAGCGTGAATTTTACACGGCTCAAGATGCTGAAAATATCAATCGCTGGGGCATTTTGCAATTGACTGAAAAACTTAATGGAAATGAAAACGCAAATGCAAAAGCTGCCGCCATGCTCAGTTTGTACAACAACGTCCAGCGAAATTTGACAATCAATAATGCTTTTGGAGATTTGCGCGCATTTGCCGGTAGCTCCATCTTTGTCGCCTTAAACCTTGGTGATTTAATTTTAAATGACTATATGTTTATCGAAAAAGCAACACATGAATTTTCTAATAATCTCCACACAATGAGCCTAAATTTGCGCAAAAATAGTTTTGTTGTTTGACACTTACTTTTTCTTTAAGAAAAGAAAAAGTAAGCATAAGCTACTCCTTTCGGAGCAGCTTCATGAAAAGAAACTAACTAAAAAAATCATGTATAGCATGATTTTTTTTATTAAAGTTCTTTTGATTCTTTTCTTTC